CCTGTCCACTCCATTCTCATGTCTAAATATTTGACACGAAAACCACACCTATCACAAACACCGTAAGAATATTTACCTACTGCAAAAGCCATTACAGATACGTCCGTTTAGGCACTAACCTCAGCGAACTATCGTCATCGTAACGTATCGCATTAACTAAGTTCATCTCATAGAGAGGTTGTAACATCGCAGCTTTTTCTGGGTTTTTCTTTATAGCTAAGTAAAAAGCTAACCCAGAAGTAAGACAAGGCAAGAATCTACTAGGTAGATCTACATCATCTACAGCCGCTGTAATATCTTGGATGCGTTTCCAACGATAGGATATAAACTTATCTGTAGAGTTTTCAGGTGCAGGCCAGACATAGAGTTTAGGCGTAATTGTGCGCTCAAGATAATATTGAGTAACACGCGCTTTCGTCAACTTATTAGGTATATCGAGATATTCCCCGCGATCTATACGATCTAATTGGAAATCTGTTTGTATACTGTTTGTTGTACGACGTATAACAGCGTCTAGAATATCTATATCGAATTGATTTAAATCGTAAGTCGTTTGACCTTCAACTAAATCTAATGAAACCTGTTCTACTTCCCATATTTGTATGCCTCTGTTAGACCAGTCGGCAAACATAATGTTCATAGAGCGACGCGCAGTTACGCCGTCGTAACCAGTACGATATTCTAAACCTGCTAATTCATACGCCTCTTCTATCGCATCAGCAGCATTTAGGCTAAAAGTGCGTGTGCCTGATGTAGCCATTATCCATAGTTCTTCAAAAGTTCTAAGACAATTACATAACTATCATTTGAAGACGCACCTATAGTAGTCAGCAATATGTCTCCAGTTTTACCGCTACCGGCGGTATTTTTAAGACCTCCGAATTCGCTAAAATCCATATGACCATTACTGTCTTGCGCCAGCCCTAACGCTATTGTATTTGTAGTTGCGTCGAACAAAAGCTGTACTTGCGTAAAGCCAATAATCGAATGACTTACTTTTTCTATAAGCACACTACTACAAGCAGTACCATCCTCTCGAGCAGCTAACCCACTAACATCTACTTTGTTGACGGCATCTTCACCAGTGCCGTCACTCAAGTTCGTTATTTGTATTACTGCTTTATGCGTACCATCAGAGATAGTTGTTGAAGTTACTGCATCACCCATATCAAGTTACTCCCGTATTAAGCGTCTGCAAACGGAGTAACAAGAGTGCCTGATCCAAGGGTCAACCCTTCTACTGCGTATTTTGCACTAGCGATAGCCGTAACTCGGATAATACTTCCTGCAATACCGCCTTTCGTGCTGCCGTTTAACGTAATTACGTCGTTAGAAGCCCCAGAAATAAAGGTTTTACCAGTTGCGTCATCCACCCCTGTGTAAACTCCTCCAACAAATTTATCAGTGCCATCGGTTAAAATATCCATATCCGTAGCAGCTGTTACAACAATAAATGTAAATTGAACACCTAGATTATTTGTTTGATCTGGAGAAGTTGGGTCAGTAGGGCTAGTTGTGACGATTGTAGGCAAAGTAAACTTGCCATCCGCATCATTACAAAGGAGAACCTTACCTGCGTGAGCTGCAACAGTTATTGTTGTGTCTGCGGTCAAGCTAACAGTAGCATTAGCTCCTGCATTTATAAAACCCGCCAAAGATTTGACTGGGCCAGCAAAAGTGGTCTGTGCCATTATAGATACCTCTTTACGAAAGGATTCGCCCTAGAGTCTTCGTAACGTCCGTCTGAGGCGGTCGCTAGGGCTGTTTTTCTCAGATAGTGCGTTTATACAGGAGAAAAAGAAAAGGGGCAACAAGTGCCCCTTTCTTCGCGATATTACGCAGCTCCAGGAGAGCCGAAAATACCACGCCAGTCACTAAAGCCGAAGCTATAGCGTTCTCTGGCTTTATAACGAACATTACCAGTTTCGAAGTCACCTTCCATACTGGTTGCAACAGGTGAACGCACAAAGTGCTTCAGTCCGTTAGGTACGTCAGTCGTCAGGAAGAACGCATCAGTATCTGTTAGATAGTGATTAACGGTGTATCCCTCAGGAACCATACCCATGTTGCGTAGTGCGTTAATATCGTTATCAGCCGTACCGACTCGTCCTGGAGTTTCCAGTAGACGATCTGCAACGAATTGCTGTGCGGTTGGGATAATCAGCTTACGCGCTTGTGCGTTGATCTTTAGACCACGCTCATCTTCGAAAGCTGCGATATCGATCAGCGACTGCTCTAGTGAGGTTTCATTAAGATCCGACGCAGTCGATAGTTCGTTGCGTTGGGTCTCATTACCTACAGTCGGGTGATCAGTTGCACATAGTTCTTTGCCATCACCACCAACAAAAGAAGAGCTAAACGCATTGTTCAATATGTTTGCGCCCTTAATGTTTTTAGTGGTCATCATAGAACGAGCAAGTGCTCGCGTATAACGAGATGACAAGGTGTCGTACAAATTATCTTCAATAGCTTCTTCAGTCAATGAGAAAGCCAAAGCGATAGTTTCATGCGAGTACCGTGCAGTAAAAGATTCTTGTGCGGTGTCATAAGTAACACCAGAACCTTCAAACTTCACAGGAGCTTCGCCGAAACCAGTCAACATTACCTCTTCTTCAAAAGCTCGCTCTGAAGTTTCAGTTTCGAAGATTTCTTCGTACTCAGCGTCGTAGCGATCATACTCTAGTCCGAAGAGAGCATGAAGGCCAGGAACAAGCTCTTTTACGAGTTGTGCTCTATTAATAGCCATTAGTTACTCTCCTATACCGCAAAGACGTTAGTTGGGAACGAAAAATACCCGCGAGCATTAGCACCGATGCTATTGCTTGGAGAATCTACGAACCTATTCAACAACGCTATTCCGCTACTTGTTGTCGCTGTTACACCTTCTTTGGATCGACCATTGTTAGTGCTGCCAGCGGTTGTGGTAATCGTATATTTAGCGCCAATAAAACTTACGGCAGGAGTACCCGCTGTAAATTGTGCTTCGTACACGATCGCAGGATCGGTATACACATACGCTTCTGCATCAGCACTGCCTAGCGTAGCTAGGTCTGCTGTCCACATATTAGAGTATGTAGGTGTACCGTCTGTCGCGGTGTAGAAAACGCCAGCAAAAACTCCAGCAGGAGTTCCTGTAGCGGTGCCTTGGATGACGTACCCAGAAGATAGGTTAACTACGTGTCCAGTAAAAATGGAGGCGTTAGTCGCACTTGCAATACGCAACTTCTGAGGACGGATCGTTCCACCATAAAGGTGGTAGGCTGGGGTGAACCCGTTAGGGGCGTCAGTATTAGCCATGATTTAATCCTCTAAGGAAAATGATAACTTAATCAGCAGTCGGTTTTCGACTACCGAATTCCACTTTGGTGCTTCTCCTCATGTCGCTTTGTCGTAGCGGCATTCTTGGATCAGCTTCTCGCATCAAATCGTTGTCGACACCTTGAAGTTGTTCTGCTGTCTTTCCGTGGAAATAATCATTACGTTCTTCGACGGTCTCTTCAGGAATTTTTGCGAGGATCAAGCCACCAACACCTATTACGCCAGCGTGTTTACCGTCCTCAATCGTAGGAGCATCGAACTCAGGATGATCTTCTGCTCTTACTGGCTCGAATCCTTCACGAATACGTTTTGACATATTCGCTTTGTCATCGTGCCCACGGACTTCTGCACGTACCCACCTGTGTTTATATCCAGGAGGAGCTTCAGGAGCGTCTAACATAGATGGCGGTTGCCATGGTTTACGGCGAGCGGTTTTAGCTCGAGTTTCAGCAGATCTGGAGGTACGATCTGTCATTTTCATCTCCTAAACGTATTTTGCGTACTCTTCTAGAGGCACACCTATTCTTTTAGCTATCGCTATCTGTGAAGGTGTGAGTTTCACACTGCGTGCACCTTTTTTAACAGAACCAACACCTCGGCTGGCTCCTGCTACGGCAGATTGCACGTTCTTTGTCTCACCGACAAATTTCTGTGGAAAAAGTTCTCGCATTTCTGCGTCAACTCTTTCGTAATAATGTTTAGAGCTAGGGACTACGCCCTCTTTAATTAATTGTTGATGAACACCCATAGCAGCATATGTCATACCAGTGTCTTCACCAAACCAACTGTTTTTCTCTGCCCATGCTTCAGCTTGTGGGTCGGGAGCAGCTGGTTGTACATTTCGCCCTTGAGGTAGCTCAGGCGTAACAACTTCTTGTTCTGCCGTTTGTTTTTGTCTTGCTACCAAACGCTCGGCATTTTGCGCTTCATAAGAAGTTTTAGCAACCGCCTCAGTAGCTAATGCAATCGCTTCAGCATCACCAAGTTCTTGCGCTTCTTTTAAAGCACGTCTTGCGCGTTCTTTATCAGACTCAATACGTTGTTGGTATTCATTAACAAGCGTTGAATCTGAAGACTTTAATTTTGTTTGCAGCTGATTGTTTTGCTCAGAAATTTTCTTAGCAAATTCAATCGCCTCCTCTCTTTGACGCTCAGCCTCTCGCATACGATAAGTAAGTTTATCTATACGTTTTTTAACACCGTCACTATATTCCTCTAGCTCTTCGTTTTGAGGATCGACTACCTCAGAACTATCAAAATCGCCGCTGCTTTCTTGTATTACATCAGCCGCACGAGGATCAACTTCTTCGTCAGGAAGAATAAGTTCAATATCTTGGGACTCAGCCATTTATCTCACCTTATTGCAGAATGTCTTCTGGGTTATTTACAGTAGCTAAAATCTCATCATCGTTTAGAAGGCGCATATCACCTCCGTCGATATTAAATCTAGCTCCTGCATAGCGACCAAAAATTACCCAATCGCCCTCTTCGCACCAAGGGCCATCTGGGAATTTATCGGGATCGGAATATGCGTCTGGGCCTTTTCTTACGACTAGCCCTACAACGGTAGCTATACGCTCTTTTTCTAAAGTTTGTTTAGCGATAACGATGCCGCCTTTTGTTTTCTCAGGAGGAGAAAACGGGAGGATAAGTAACCTATACCCCGTAGGGTTTGGTAGTTTATCAGCGTGGCTTTCTAAATTTTCAGGAGTAATAACTTCTTTCGGAGGATCTAACGGCGTATCAGATCCAAAATTTAGAACACGGTCAGGGGTCGCCCCCTCATTAGTCGTCTTCGACATCTTCTAACCTTCCATGCAGGGCAGTTATTTCTTGTTCAGCGAAGTTAAGCCCTGAGATCTCCCCAACAATACGTTGGTACTGAACAAAGTCTTGTGCGCCACCAGTGGCGAGAGTCTGCGCGAGATCATCTTGCCTCTCGCGCAGCTTGCGGAGTAAATACTCCGAATATTTTAAAAAATCCATTAGTTAACGTAGCTAGTAAAATCTAATCCTTTAGTAGCTGCACCCGTTCCTTTCGTCTTTACTTTTTTCCCAGGAATGCTAATAGTTTTTTCTGCCAGCATCGTAGCTTTCGCAAAACCTTCGTTCGAAGGTTCTGGGATTGACGGTTGGACTCCTGATTTTTGAGTCTTAGGGGACGGATAAGGCATCTCCGTTGATCTAAGGTTTCTCACTTCTTTTTGCTCCCCGCCTTACCGCCTTTTTTCATCATTCTAGGCATTTTCTTGGCGCTTTTACCACCCATGCCCATTTTCTTAGGCATCTTTTTGTTCGTTTTGCGTCCTGGCATTTTAATCTCCTTCGGCGTACAAGTTATTGAACGTAATGTTCGGATCCATGTAGCTATCGTCTATTTCCGCACTGTGTGCGTGCTGACTGGGATAAAAGTCTGGTGCTCCAGAACCTGTTTCCCATAACGCTGGATTAGTCGCTCTTACACGATTATTAGGTAACGCTACAATATTACCTGTCCATTTCCCAGCGTCTGTTAGCTGTATTACATGACTCTGCTTATGTTGCGCAGGATCATCAGCTATATCGTTTCCTGTGTAATCCACAGTAAATAAATACTTTCCTGTATGGAACTCATTA